AACGGGGAAACTATATATACTAAAAGTATATCAGACAATGATAATACCGACCAGAAAATACAATACATAGCATCTGATGGTAATTCAACAGCAGATAGCTACATAGAAAGAGTATTGGAATCACAAGGTGGTGTGTTTGAGAATAACACATTATTAGAGGCGTTTGAAGAAGAAGTAGATTTAGGAGAGATTGACGAGGTTTACGTTAACTACACCAACGCCACAGAAACAAAAACTAAAGTACTAAAAGTAAAAACATTTGACTGCTCAAAATATGAGCCAATACGAGTTACGTTTGTGAATAAGTTTGGCGCATTGCAGGATATGTATTTTACAAGAAGAAGTAATGAGTCTGTAAATAGAAAAACAGAGGACTACAAGGCATCTGTAATGGATTTTGCTAACTTTAGCTACGATACATCTTCCCATCAAATGAGAACGCTGAACCTAATAGGTAATGAAAGTATTACACTAAACACGGATTACATTGATGAGTCCTGTAACGAACACATAAAGCAGCTTATGCTGTCGGAGCAGATATGGATGACAAGACTTACTGACGAAGAAAAGATTGTACCATTGAAGCTAAAAAGTAATTCCTTGCAGTTAAAGAAATCTGTCAACGATAAGTTAATCCAGTATACAATGGAGTTTGATGTAGCAGCAGATATAATAAACAACATTAGATAATGAATAAAGTAGTATTGTATATAAAAGATGCCGATAATGTGTTTCAGGCGGTGGACTTGTTTGAGGATGAAACAATATCATTAACATCTAAAATACAGGACATACGAGACATTTCTAAAGTGTTTACGGACTTTTCTCAAACTTTCACACTCCCTGCTTCAAAGAAGAATAACAAGATATTCAAACACTTCTATAACTATTTTATATCAGTAGGTGCGTTTGATGCAAGAAAAAAGGTTGACGCAAGGCTTGAGATAAACTACATTCCTTTTAGGGATGGTAAAATATTTCTGAATGGCGTTAAGATGAAGGAGAACAAGCCATTCGCTTATAACGTAACATTCTTTGGCAATACAGTAACATTGAAGGATGTATTAGGAGATGATGAGTTAGAAACGCTTGAATGGCTAGACAATTTTAAATACGACTACACGAGTCCAAATACAAAAACAAGACTTACAAGCAATCTAAATCAAACGGTTGATAGCGTAGTTAAATACGACCCATTGATTGTACCGCTTGTAACGCACACAAAGAGACTTTATTTTAATTCTGATACAAGTCATTCGGCAAACACAATTTCTGGAGATTTACATTATTTTGACAGTCCAGGAAATACACACAATAAAGATGTTGCGTTACAGTTTGATGATTTAAAACCAGCTATACGACTTCTGTATATAATAGAAGCGATAGAGGATAAATACCCCGATATACAGTTTACAAGAGACTTCTTTGATTCAGAAGCATTTGCAGGAGATGGCACAACAGCAAACAGAGGTTTGTATATGTGGTTAAGCAGGGAGAAAGGTAGAATAGGCGGAGATGACGAAACAGTAGAGACTACACTATCGAACTTTAGTTATACGTCTGGAGATACACTATCTAGTTTTGAGACACCTACATATTCAGGAAGTATAACGCCATCGTTTATAAGTTCTGGAGGAGATACAAACTCTGTTTTAAGAGTTCAGACCTGGATTGATACTGGCTCTTTTAAGACTGCCGACAGATATAATATAGTTCTTGATTTAACGGTTACAACAACCTCATCTGGACCTTATAACGTCAAAATGATAAACACTCTTGACAACAACAACGTCTTAGGAAGTTTTGATAATCAATCAGGGTCAGAGACATTGTCTCTCACGTTAAACCCGTCTGGGTTTCCAGGTCCAGCTTCACTTCAGGATTATGGCGTAAAGTTTTTAATTGATTCAGAAGGTGGGTTTCAGGCTGATTTTAGCTTAAGGATAAGACAACAAAGAAAGGACACTTCTATTGCAAGTTATGTTACTATTTTTGATGGAAATCACGAACCTGATTCAATAACAGCAACGGCAAGTGGAGAGATAAGACCAACAGAAAGAATACCAAAGATGAAAACAATAGATTTCCTGACTGGTTTATTCAAAATGTTCAACCTAACATCCTACCTTGTAGACGACTTAACCGATAATGATTATGGTAAAATAAGAGTTTTACCTCTTGATGATTATTACAATGACAATCCAAAGATTTTTGACATAAGCAAATATGTTGATTCTTCAGAAACAGACATAGAATCTACAATACCATTTAGCGAGATTGAGTTTAAGAATAAAGAACCAAAAACGCTTTTAATGCTCAACCACGAGGAAGTTAACAACGAAGTATTTGGAGACTCAATTTTCCATCCTCAAAATATAGATAGAGGCAAACCATATAAGATAGAGACACCATTTGAACACTTTAAGTTTGAGAGACTTATTGATGAAAATACAACAGGAATAGGTCTTACCGATATTCAGTGGGGTTATTCCGCAGGAGATAACTTTAAGCCAGATGATGATGCTGAACCCCAGCCAACAGCAAACTATGATTCTGTGTTGACAGCACCATTTCTTTTCTACGGAATAAGAATAACGGGTTTGTCTGGGGATGACAGGATAAATTGGAATGGATTAGCACACGAAGGATTGACTTCCTATTGGAAACCATCTAATACAGTTGAAAACGGCACATCTTCAGTACCTCCAGATTTTACGATAAACTTTGACGATGAGGTTGATGAATGGAATCAAACAAATTACGGAGGAAACACTAACTCATTGTTTAGGAAATTTTATCAAACATATATAGAGGACGCATTTGATGCTAAGAAAAGGATATTTAAACTAACAGCACATTTACCTAATAGCATATTACTTAATTATAAGCTAAATGATAGATTTCAGATAGGAGAAAAAGTATTTACTATAAACTCAATAGATACCAACCTAAAGACAGGTGAATCTAAACTAGAATTATTAAACGTATTATGATAAAGCATATTTTAGACTTATTGAAGTTAGATGACTATTATGGCGTGTCGCCTTACATCGACATCGCCAAAGGTAAATATCAAGCACCTAAGACGGTAAAAGAGGCAATTAACAAACGAAAAAGATTTAAGTAATGGCAAAACAAACACAAGATATAATCGTAAGAATTAAAGTCGATGATGGACAAGCTAAGGTTCAAATTGACCAGCTTGGCGGAGGGTTTATGCGAGCGCAGAAAGCTGCTGAGGCTTTCCAGGAAGCGATAAAGAGGCAAGACCCAATATTAAAAGGTTCTGTCGCAGACTACAGGAGACAGATAAAGGCTCTTAAGGAAATAAGAGATAATAGTGCTAAAACAGCAGCAGATTACAAAAGGCAAACCGCAGCTATTGAGCAGCTTCAAGTAAAAATGCGTGGTCTTACTGAGACTACAATGACTCAGAATAAAGTCAATGAAGACCAAATATCGAATGCTGGTCTTGCTGGTGCTACGCTTACTGAATTTGGTCGTACTATATCTGATTTACCGTTTGGTATTACTGCGATAACAAACAACTTGTCTCAGTTAGCTACTCTTATGGTTACCTTAATGGCGAAGACTGGAGGTACGACTAAGGCATTTAAGCTGCTAGGTAGGCAATTAAAAGGTCCTTTGGGAATAATCATATTATTCCAAGTGCTTATTGCTGCTGTACAGAAGCTTTTTGGCGGTATGTCTAAAGCAGACGAAGCTGTTAAGTCATTCTCTAATACACTTAATGAGCAAGCCGCAGCGTTAACCTTTGCTCAAAGAGCATTAACTAAACTAAATTTATCCGCAGAACAAAATCAAGAAATTGTAGATACGTTAAATTCTACATTTGAAAGCTTAAATTTAGAACTAGATAAGTTTGGTGGCTTAACTCAGAAGGCTACTGATGATTTAGACGCATTTATAAAAGGAGAGGCTAAGAAGGCTCTTATAAAGTCTTTAATGCAGGACCTAATTGATAAAGAGGTAGAACTGCTCAAAGAAAAAACAAAAGCAACCGTTTTCCAGAAGGATGAGGTCAGCACTGTTCAAACCTTCTTTAATAAAGTAGGTGAATTAGCTCGTAAAGCTGGAGATATGATTAGAGGACCTTTTATGAAAGAGTCTACTAAAGCTGCAAAGAAAGCCGATGAGCTTTCGGGAGAAATAAATAAAATGAGTTCTATACTTAATTCTCCAGATTTAGTAAAGGGTATAATAGATTTTTTTGGCTCAATCGAGGATGGTTCTAGTGATGCTAGGGATAAGGTAAAGCCACTTGTAAATGACCTTTCAAGTCTCTTTGATAAGATGTCAGACAAAGAACTTATGTTAACCATAGAGGCAATGTTTAAAGGTTTAAGTGTAGATGAGCTTAAATTACAAAAATCAGCAATAGAGGAGCTTGGTTCTAATGCGACTAACGCCCTTAAGGGTCTTCGTAAATTAGCTAAGAAAAATAACAATGAACAAAAAGACTTCTTAAAGACTCAGAAAGAACAAGCGGATGCACTAAAAAGAGCTATAGACTCCCTTTTAGGTGCATATGAAACTTTTAAACAAGCAGGCGACTTATTATTTGAGGCTGAAATAAGCAGGGAGGAGAGAAAGACTGTTCTTATAAATAATCAACTAAGAAAAAGGTTGGATAATGAAAAATTAACTGTAAAACAAAGAGACGCTTTAAATAATCAAATATCAGCTAACGAAGAAAACTTAGCTAGAAAAAGAGATAAGATTGCAGAAAAACAGTTTAAGATACAAAAAGCTGTCGCTATGGGGGAAGCTATAATAACTGCATTCATAAGTGCAAGTAGGGCTAGAGAAGCTGTTCTTGCTGGTCCTGAGAAGTTTCTTGGAATAGCAGCACTTCCATTATCCAAGATTGCATATGGTATTGTTTTGGCATCAGGATTAGCAACAGCAGCAGCTATAAGCAGACAGCAGTTTGTTCCATCAGCAATCGGAGGTGGTGGAGGTGCAGGAGGCGCAGGTGGCGGAGCATCAATACAAGCCCCAGACTTCAACGTAGTAGGGGCTTCTGCACAAAGTCAGCTAGCCACTACGGTAGCTGGTCAACAAGCCAGACCTGTAAAGGCATTCGTTGTAGGTAAAGACATTAGCACACAACAAGAACTAGATAGAAACATAAGCAATACAGCGTCCTTCGGATAAGAACAAAAAGCAACTCAATAAGTTATTTATATATGGAAGAGATAAAAGTAATCGAGCTTATCATAGACGAGGAAAACGAAATTAGCGGAATAGATGCTATTTCAATCGTAGATGACCCTGCAATCCAAGAAGACTTTATTATGCTTAGTTCGCAAGAGGTAAAGCTAGCTGAGGTTGACCAAGAGAAGCAAATCTTAATGGGTCCAGCACTAATACCTAACAAGAAGATATATCGTAAAAACGGAGAAGACGAATACTTTATATATTTCTCTAAAGAGACCGTCAGAAAAGCCTCAGAGCTTTTCCTGACTAAAGGTAATCAAAATAATGCCACCTTAGAACACGATGGAGACCTAGAAGGGTTATCTGTAGTAGAGTCTTGGATTATAGACGATACAAACCAAGATAAGTCTCGTAAATATGGCTTTGACTTGCCTGATGGTACTTGGATGGTCTCTATGAAGGTATATGACGACTCAGTATGGTCTGATTACGTCAAAACAGGTAAGGTAAAAGGATTTAGCATTGAAGGACACTTCGCAGATGCTATGGAAAGACCTCAAGAACAGCTTCCTGAGTATGGAGAAGAAGAACTAGAGGCTTTATCAGTCATAGAAGAGCTTACAGAGGCTATGGACGTTGAATTACGTACATATGATGATTACCCTAAGGCTGCAAGAGAAAATGCACGTAAGGTGCTTGATTGGAGAAATAGATATGGTCGTGATGAAGTAGCTGGAATGACTAGAGTGGGCTGGAGAAGAGCCAATCAGCTCGCTAGAGGTCAAAAAATCAGCCGTTCAACGATTGCTAGAATGGCTTCATTTAACAGACATCGTAGAAATGCTACAATAGACCCAAATCTAAGAGGTACACCTTGGAAGGATAAAGGATATGTTGCTTGGCTTGGTTGGGGTGGTACTGAAGGTGTTGATTGGGCTATCCGCAAGATGAAGCAGTTTAGAAGAGGTAATTTTGCTTCTATGGTTATCGATGATAACACTGCTATTATAGACGACCGTCTTGCTTATGCAACAAAAGAGCTTGCAGAGAAGGCTGCACAAGATATTGGATGCGAGGGACACCACGAACACGAGTTTGAAGGCAAAACCTGGTATATGCCCTGCAAAGAACACAACCTAGCAGAGGTAGGACCAAGAGGTGGGGTAAAGAAATCCCCTAAAGCTCCCAAATCGGACACTCCGAACCCTAGACCAAAGGGTGAGGGGTCCGCTAAAGGCGATGCGTCTGGAAAAACAGGTGCTAAGGTATCTGCAAAGGATAAAAAAGCCCTACAAAAGAAAGCTGATGACTTCAACGAGCGTTACAAAGAAAAATTAGGATACGGAATAACCGTTGGAATGTTATCTTCTGTATTTCAGAGAGGTTTAGGTGCGTTTAATACGTCACACTCCCCAAATGTTAAGTCTGCATCTCAGTGGGCGCACGCTAGGGTCAATGCTTTTATGTACCTTGTAAGAAACGGGAGACCTGAGAATGCTAAGTATACTACAGATTACGATTTATTACCTAAGAAACACCCTAAATCCTCAAAATGAGTAAGAAGTTCGAGACACCATCATATAGTAGCCCAAGAGGCGGTAGAAGAGGATGTTTATGTAAAGACGGTAAGCGTTACAGCAAAAAATGCTGTGACGGTACACTTAGAGCGCAAGGCATAGGCAAAACTAGAGCCTGAAAATACAACAGTATCTTATTGTATGAGTTAAATATATAGTTAATTATTGTTTAACCCTATTAATTAGTATATGAAAGCTAACGAAATTGTAGAGCGTTTCAAGAACGTACTACTTAGCAACGAAGTTGAAGTTGAAGTTTCTGAAGTAAAAGAAGAAGCTGCTCCTGAAGTTGAAGAGCAAGTAGAACTTTCTGAAGACGTAAAGAACATCGAGGTTGAGGCTTCTGAAGAAGAAGTTGAAGCTGGATACGATGACAAAATGGAAGAAGAGGGTGATATGGACAAGTATGCTACTAAAGAAGACCTTGCTAAAGCTATTGCTGAAGTAAGAGGTATGATTGAAGAGCTTACTGCACAGAAGGAAGAAGAATTGGAAGTTCCAACTGAACTTGCAAATCAAGAGCCTGCTGTTGAACCAATCGCTCACAGTCCAGAAGCAGAGGTTTCTAAGAAGCCCCTAAATTTATATGCACAAAAACGTGCAATGACTACTAAAGATATTGTATTTAATAAACTATTCAATTCATAAAAATGGCAACAACCACATCTATTACAACAACTTACGCTGGTGAATTTGCAGGGAAATATATCTCAGCAGCTTTATTGAGCGGTAAAACATTGGCAGACGGTGCAATCACCGTAAAGCCAAATGTTAAATTTAAAGAGGTAGTAAAGAAGATTTCTACAGATGCAATCGTAAAGGATGCAACTTGTGATTTCGACCCTACGTCTACACTTACACTAACTGAGCGTATCCTTCAACCTGAAGAGTTCCAAGTAAACCTTGAGCTTTGTAAGAAGGACTTCCGTTCTGATTGGGAAGCAGTACAAATGGGATATTCTACGTTTGACAACTTGCCTCCTTCTTTTGCTGATTTCTTAATCGGTCACGTAGCTGCTAAAGTAGCACAAAAAACTGAGCAAAACATTTGGGGTGGAGTAAACGCTACTGCAGGTGAATTTGACGGTCTTACAGTACTTATGGCTGCTGACTCTGACGTGAATGACGCTGCTAACGGTTCTGAGACTAGCTATACTTCTTCTAACATTATTTCTTTGTTAGGAAACGTAGTTGACGCTATTCCTTCTGCTGTTTACGGTAAAGAAGACTTGACTATCTATGCTCCAACTGCTGCTGTTCAGGCGTATGTTCGTGCATTAGGTGGATTTGGTGCTTCAGGATTAGGTGCTGCTGGTACAGGTAGCCAAGGAACTCAGTGGTACAATATGGGGAATGCACTTTCCTTTGAAGGTATCAAAGTTCAGCAAACACCAGGTATGCCATCTGACCACATCGTTGCTGGTGAGGCTTCTAACATCTACTTCGGTACAGGTCTATTAGCTGACCACAACGAAGTTAAGTTGTTAGATATGGGTGACTTAGACGGTTCTCAAAATGTAAGAGTTATTATGCGATTTACTGCAGGTGTACAATATGGCATCGGTAGTGACCTTGTATTACAAACTCTAGCGTAGTAAAATAAATTGTTAAACATAGAAGGGTAGGTAAGCCTGACAGCCTACCTGCCCTTTTTTAATACCAAATAATATGAGCTGTGATTTATCACTCGGAAGAGAAAGACCTTGTAAAGACTCCGTTGGAGGATTAAAGGCAGTTTACTTCATCAATTATGGTCTTATCGATGCTTCATTTGACGGCACAGATACAGATATGATTGATGGTCTAGGTACAGGACTTAGCGCATACAGATATGATCTAAAAGGAAACTCAAATCTTGAGCAAACAATTACCTCTTCTACTGATACAGGAGGTACATTCTTTGAGCAAGCACTTACATTGGTTCTTCCAAAGCTAACAGTTAAAGACCACAAGGAAATTAAATTGTTAACATTTGGACGACCACACATCATTGTAAAAGACAATAACGATAATTATTTTATGGTTGGTCTTGAGCACGGTGCTGACGTAACAGGCGGAACTATTAGTTCTGGAGCTGCTATGGGAGACTTAAGTGGATACAACTTGACGTTAACGGGAACTGAGAGAGCTCCTGCTAACTTCATTGATGTTACTGCAGAAACAGATAGTCAGCTAACTTTAGGTGACACAACTACAGTTACAGTAATACCTGGAACTGTTGCTGACGTAGACGTTGATGACGACCAACAAGGAATACCAGTAGGTAATAACTAGTAGAGTACCTTCTTAAACGCAATAAGCCTCACTTAACAGTGGGGCTTTTTTGTAAACAAATAACACACCTTTGAGTTATATATATATGAATGTATTAGCTCCTGTTCAAACAAGCCAAGAATTAAAGATAGTACCTAGAGGTTACAGACCTTCAGGAACAGATTATAAGGTTACGCTTACTGAAGATGGCACAGGTAAAACAGAAACACTTACAAATGTAAGTGCAGTACAAGACGGTAATTATATGGTGTTTACTGTAACATTTACCATACTTACAAACAACTCTGTTTACTATATGGAAGTAGAGAGAGATAATAAAGTGAAGTTCAGAGGTAAGATATACTGTACAGACAGGTCTACTAAAAATAAAAAAGTGTCTCTTAATGAAAACAAATACACAGAACACACTGCTGCTCCAACAGGACAGAAATATATAACAGTTTAATATGGCTAGAAAGAAAAAATCAGAAGGAGCAATCAGGGTAGTAAATCTACAGGGTTACACCATTCCTGAAATAAAGGAAGATTACCGCAATGATTGGGTAACATACGGAGAAGATAATAACTACTTCGGAGACCTAATAGACAACTATCTTAGCAGTCCAACTAACTCCTGTTGTATCAACGGTATCGTAGATATGATTTACGGTAGAGGCTTAAGCGCAACAGACAGCGAAGAGAAGCCTGAGATGTTTGCTAGATTCAAAATGATATTAAAGGACGAAGAGGTAAAAAAGTTAGTTAATGATTACAAGTTACTTGGTCAAGCTGCTGTTCAGGTTGTATACAATAAAAGTAAAACTAGAATTACTTCTCTTACGCATTTCCCTATGGAAACGCTAAGAGCAGAAAAAGCAGACGAAGGTAAGATTAAAGCATATTACTACCATCCTAAGTGGTCTGATTATAAGCCTACAGATAGTCCTAAGCGTATACCAACATTTGGTAATGGTAAGCCTAGTGAACTTAGAGAGATTTATATTATTCGTCCTTACAGACCAGGGTTTTATTACTATGCGCCTGTGGATTATCACGGATGTTTACAGTACTGCTCGCTTGAAGAGGAGGTATCTAACTACCATATAAACAATATTCTTAATGGGCTTCAGCCATCACTTCTAATCAACTTCAATAACGGAGTTCCTGACGAAGAGGCACAACAGCTTATAGAAAACAAGATA